CAGCGCGGCCGAGCAGATTCTTTAATCGTGCCGCCTGGTCGGCCGCGTTGTTGATCGCCTCAGGGAGTTTTTCCTCGATGCGTCCGCCCGAGGAGTCGAGCGTTGATTTTAATTTGTCCAGGCTGTTCACCGCACCGGACTCGAACAGGAACGCCAGGCTGCGCATCGCGCGCGGATCCCCGCCGTTGAGCAGCTTCATTAAAAACTTGGATTGCGCCTTTGCGTCGAGCTTTTCGTATTGCTTTTGGATGTCCTGCAGGACCAGAAGCGGGCTTCGCCGGTTGCCCTGGTCATCGAACAACTTGACGCCTTTCATACGCCCCAGGACGCGCAAATTTGTAAACATGCGGAGCGTGTTGTCGGCAAGCGCTCCCATTTGCGCCGGATTTTTTGTGACCTGGGAAAGCATGCCGATGAATTGCAGGGCGCTGTCCGCATTCATGCCGGTCATGGATGCAGGAAGGGCGATTTGATTAAAAATGTCCGCGATGTTTGAAAGTCCGCCCGCACCCTTACCGAGCGCCGCCATTTTATTAAGGAGATCGGATGCCGCTTGCGGTTTTGTCAAGTCGATATTGAACGCGTCGGCCGCGACGGCCAATGATCCGCCGAGCTGATCCGCGCTTGCACCGGTCACCGCGACCACGGCGTTTATGGATGAAATAGATTCTTTTGCGGCGTCCCAGGAACCGGACAATTTGTATATCGATGCAAATGCCTGCTCGAGCACCTCTGTGCTCTGACCTGTTTTTACGCCGAGACTTTCGAGCTCCTCCTTCATTCCGCGGGCATCTTCTTTCGTGCGGCCCGCGGACAGCGCGACGCGGGTGAGGCTGCGTTCCAGCTTTGCGGAATCGGAAAGGAGTTTGACGGCCCCGACGCCGAGGCCGAGACTTGCGAGCCGGCCGGTCGTGCTGTTCCACGCCCGGCTTATGCTCTGGAAATCGGTCCGTGCCTGATTGACGAATTTCTTGATGGAGGATTGCGAGGAGGACATTGCGCGGACGAGCGACTGGTTGCCCGCGAGGATCTCAAATAACAGCGTCCATTTCTTGTCGCTCATTCCGGCCTCGGTATCGTGTACGTTTTTGCCCGGACGCCGGACTTTGTCTGCGGGAAGAGGATGTCAAGGAAGGCGCGAAATTCCGCCTCTTCCATGTCAAGTACTTCCGCATATCTGAAACCGCTCTTCATGAGGGCCAAAATGAGCGTCCGCTTTTTCTTTAATCCGCCTTTTGCCAGTGGATCTTTTTTTTTAAATATTCCCGCGCGTTCTGCAGGCGTTCGAGGTCTTCCTCGTTCATGCTGCCGAGCGCGTCCACGGTGATCTTTTCCCTGGGGACTTCCTGGGTGAATCCGCCGTCTTTACCGGTCGTGCCGATTTTCAGTATCGACTTCGAAAGCAAAGACAGGGAAATGTAAACGACGCCCTTTCCTTCCGATTCCTTCTCTATCTCCAGCGAGTCCCTCACGATGGGCGCGCGAAGGACAACGGCTTTGTGCCGCTGCCCTTCGACCAGGATCCCTTCGGACAAATAGACCGTTTCGGTGAGCATCATTCTTCCGTTCTGTCTTCGGACCAGAACTCGATGGTCTGCACCTTCTCGTTCTCGTCGTCGAGCGTGCTTTCCCCTATTTCCAGCATGGACGCGGGAGAAAACGTGATACGCGCGCCGCCCTCTTCGATGACCGTGAAGGTGCCGTCCACGAAGCTCTCCCACGGATACGGCGTGACGCTTTTGAGAACGGGATAATCCACGGAGAACAGGTACTGCGGCGTTTTCGTCACCGTAATACTGCCCTTCATGATCTTGATGGGCGCGCGGAATTCCCTCTTGTGCTCCTTGAAGTTCTTGACCTTGACGGTCTGGCCATTCACCTCTATGTCGCAACGGGATACTGCATCAGCCATAGATTTCTCCTCTTATTCTGCGTAAAAGATAGGTTAAAATTTCTCTTTTGTCTTATGCACGATTCAGACGGTCAAGTCAAACCTGGCCATGATGCGCTGCAGGCCCGGCACGATCGGCGCGGGCACGGAAACCCGGACCGCTGTCGCGTCCGTCTCGTCCTGCTCGGCCACAAACTTGTCTTTGTACAGGTCCACATCGCGCAGGATGTCGATGCCCGGCTTTTCGAGCTGACGCGCCACAAACAACGCCTGGGTCACGACCGCGTCGGGAGTTTTCGCCGTGTTCTTCGCCCGCTTGAAAACATCCTTGCACCGAGTAATGAACGCGGTCCTGAAATAATCCAGGGCGCAGATGATCCCGACGTCGAGCAGTTGCGTATGCGTGATATCGGTCGTGATCGCGCGGACCACGGCGACGCGCTCCTGATTGTCCACGACGAGCGGGGACACGCCGTTGTAAAGACACGTTTCGATTTCCGCTGCGGAAAGCCTGCTCGCCACTGCCGGCACATGCAGGCCGAAGAGCTGCAGCTCGTTGAGCGGCAGGTTCGGGTCCTCGAAATAGGTTTTGAGGGCGGCGAACGCGGCCGCGATTTCGTACCCGGCGGAAAGCGACCCGCGCAGGTATTTGCACATCGCCCGCATGTGGTTTATCCCGCTTGCCAATGTCGTGACTGTCGCGAGCGTACCCGTATTGTGGCCGAAAATCCCGATGCCGAATTTCTGGACGTTCGGGTTCGATACCGCGTCGAGATGCACGGTGAGGAGCCCGAGGTTCGTTGAATCGTTCAGAGACGTCCCGATGACCTGATATCTGGTCCCCTGGAAAGCGTCGAGCGCGTCCGCGAAATTCGCCGGGTCGGTCGCGCCGCTTGCCATGGCAACGTTCGTGGTACCGACGCCGACATTCAGCGTGAATTCCGTGGAAATGTTGACGTCGTTTCCGCAGGTCCCGAGGTTCTTTGCCGTAAACGTGAGCTGAGCGAGCGTTCCCGCCGTGCGATTGACAAGCACAGGAAGATCCTCGACTGCCTTGTCGAGTTCGGTTTTCATGGCGAGCGCTATCGCGGCCGCGGTATCCGCGGCGGCAAACCCGATTTCGAATTTTTCATTACCGATGCGCAGACGCAGAAAGCCTGCCGCTGTCGCGGGACCGGTCACGGTCACGGTACCGGTCGCGGCGGTTCCCGCTGCGTCGGACATTGATGTATACGACATATCGATGGGGCCGTATTGTTCCACCATCGCAAAGGCGATTTTTGCCATGCGATACAGGACCGATCCGGCGCCGCATCCGCCGGACACATCGGCCAGGCTTTGAAATGCTGTAGGGATTTTCTGCGCGCCCGCTCCTGCCGGCAAGGCAAAGAAATTCCACGAATCGCCCAGGGCATGCCCGGTTATCGCGCCGAACTTGATCGTTACGCCTTCCGTTCCGATCGCGGTATTTGCCGTGGCGCAGTTCACGCCCGTTGTCCAGGTTGCCCCGCCGTCGTTGCTCCATTTGAAAATATCCGTTGCGGCCGCGGTGGTTATGGTCACGATGAACTTGCGGAGAACATTCCCGGCAAATGCCGCGTTTGTTCCGAGAATGCAATCGTTGAGCGTTCCGACAAGGATCGACGGAATGCTGATGAGCGCGCTCATGCGCTGGCCCACGATCATGAGCTTCTGGTGCGTGCCCGCCAGGCGCTGGTTGCCGCCGGTAAGATTTGCTTCGGTGTCGACGCCGGGAGTCCGCTTTGTCAGGGATATGGTTTCGAGCTTTATAGGCATTTACTTGCCTCCTTTTTTTGGTGTCTTTTTTGTTTCAGGATCGAGTTTCGTTTCCGCTTCGGAGACGACCGGCCCGAGCGAACCGTCCGCGATGCGCCGCCTGTAATACGAGGTGTCCGGTACTTCGGTCGGAACAGAATCACTTATATATTCCCGGGGCTTGTTCTCCTTCGGGCATTGCGTGTCTTTTTTCGAAATAACGATATAGCGCACTGACATTTATTCCTCCGATTAAGAAAGATCGATTTCGTCCTCTGCGTCCTCGGGCGGCGCGCCGTTTTCGGTCCAGACGACTTCATTGTCCGTCACGGTGTCGTCGTCATCCGTCGGCCAGGTCGGCTCGGTTGTGCCGCTTGACCCGTGCCCGGCTTCCACGTCGACCGACGCGATGTATACGTGACCGTTCGGCACCGTAGGCCTCACGATTGCGTCTGCGTTATAAGACGTCGACGCTTCCCATTCCGCAACATCCTCTTCCGCCGGGCTTTCCGGCTTCAAATAATACTGCGCTATGATCTTGAGCAGCTCGGTCGTTTCCGCTTCGGTCGCTGCCGTGATTCCGTATGACGTTGACAAATCGATACGGAAACCGATCTTAAGAGCCGCGCGCAGTTTCGCGTCCGTGATCTCCGGCGAGCGGACCGGGACGAGCGGGGAGATGCGCAGCCTTGCGCCGAAACGACGGCCCCTGCAGGTTCGAGACGATCAGGTAAACATGGACCGTGACTAATTTTTTATATTCGTCATGCGCGATGCGCTTAAACCCGGTGCATTCTGCCGCGACATAGATGCCGGGACAAACGATATTCTCCGGCTCGGCCGTGATGTCGAATTCCACGATAGGCGCGGCAGTCGCGGGCCAGTTATTACGCAGGCGTGCAAGCGTGTTTGTTTCTATCTGTTCAAGTCCGACGTCCGGCATTACTTTCCCTTTTCACATTTGTCGAGTTGCATCTTGAGCCACAATTCATACCTGGCGCGCTCACGGACCCAGGCCCTTGTCACTTTGTACGTCGAGTCCGGGAGTAAGACCATCTCCTGTGCCGCCGAGATCTGGATTGCCGGGGCTTTTGATTTCACCAGGTATCCGCAGCTCGTCAAACAGCAGAGACAGAGCATCGGGATTACCGTCGCGGAGAGCAGCATCGAATTTCTTGAGATCGTCTTCATATTTTTCAAGCTCCGGCGCTTTGCGCCGCTGCTCCTGATTGTTGACATATAGCTTCATCACCATTATGCACAGGGTGATGACGCCTGCGATCAGTTCGTACATGGCCGGCTATCCGCTGTATCCGATTTTCCCGACGCCCGCGTCGCTGTCGCTTCCCCAGGAAACCGGCGTCTTTGTAAAGACGCGCAGGACCACGTTTATGAGCCCGAGCAGTTCCGCCTGCTTATCTATGGAAAGCGCCTGGCCCGTGAAATGCTGGATCGCCAGGGCGGCCATGGCAATGATATTGACCCAGAAAACCTTTGAGGCGAACGGCCGCTTTGCGTCGGCCGGAT